CCACCCAGTCATAAGAACCAGGGACAGGTTCCTTTACATAAGCACCAGCATACTGGTCGTTTTTGCTACTCTCTTGCCGTGGTGGCAGGACTATGTTCTTTGCGTTCAGGTAGTTGTAGATAATAATATCCCATAACCTAACCTGAGCAAAGGTGTCAGTGTAGTTACAATGGGCATCATATGCCATCAACATAACCAAATCTATAAACTTCATCTTCTCTTCTAGTTCGTCAACCAGGTCAACGTCCACTAGGTTGTAGTCTACGAACTTGTTCCACCCATTGGTATAGAAATCCTTGAAGGTATCAAACTCAGAGTGATCTAGTTTCTTCTTACCTAATTCAAGTTCTGCAATAACATCTAGCCTGTATGATTCCCTATTGGTATAGGTAAACTTCTTATAGATTGATAGGTAATCTAATACACTCACACCAGCTATATCATATTTCTCCTCTTCTTTACCATGGGCATTTGTTTGGATGTTGGAAGCAACCAAACCCCATGGGGATAACCTTTTTACTGCTCTTTCTCCACATACCTTTTGTATTCTATTAGCCAAGTATGTGACGTCAAATAGGTCAACATTCCAGCCTGTAATTACCTCTGGTTGGACCTCTTCCCACCATGCTAAGAATGTTTCTAAGAGAGCATATTCACTTTCACATTCGACATACTCCACATCATCTCTAGTGCAGTTATAGGGACGTGAACCAAAGGTAATAAGTCTCTTAGTTTTAAAGTTCTTCAGTGTTATAAGTAACACTTCTTCCTCTGCTAAGTCAGGCTTTGGGAAACCATTCTCTGATGCAGTTTCAATGTCTAATGACCATAGTTTAATCTTATCAGTATCATATTCAATATTTCCTGGATAATCCTCAGCCAAGAATTGATAGACAAATCTTTCAAATCCATAGACTGTAGTTCCATCTACACTTGAATAGTTCTTAAGGAACTCCTTACATTCTTTAAGTGTACCTGGTTGAATAGGGGATACAGCTTTGCCATCTAATGTTTTGTACTTTGTTTCCTTTTTAGACGGCAAAAAGAGGGTGGGTTTATATGGAATCCTGTCCATAAAGTGCCCGCCCTTCTCGTCATCCCAACCCCTTACCAGGATTGAGTTGCCATACAGTCTGGCAAATGTATAGAACCTCAAGCCTCGTACCTCTTTGCTTCTTCGCGGCGGTGCTGTAGGTAGTCTAACACATCATCTCTGATGTACATCAGATCAGCAAGACAACCCAGATCCTTCGCTTGGTTACGAAGGTCTGAGTCGGGCTTGGATACAGACATAATCATAAGATCTAGTCCGTCAATATATTGGGTCCTCTGTGTAGCGAGGTTCGTATTCGTCGTCTGTTCCATCGAGGATAGGGTGCGGATTGTCTTCCTCATTGAGTATAACGCGTTTGGGTTCCTTTTTGAAGTCCTCCAGCGTCTTACCCAACTTCTTAAGATATGCTTCCGTTACCTCAGGGGAGGGTTCACATACTGTAAGCAAGTCCTCACTCCTAAGGAGGATATGATCCTCCTCAGTATAGTCAGGCCAGGGAGTCAGTGTAACTTTTGTCTTTCCACCAACAAGGTAGGGACAGGTACAATGGACTCTTGGTTCATGATCCAACTCGTCTGTCTGTGACACCAAACTCTGCCCTGTTTTCAGGACAAGTAGTGCAATAGAAGACATCAGTCAGTAGTCTCAGCAGTGTTCTCGGGGTTCATCTCGGGCTCCTCTTCAGGTGCCTCGGTTGCATCCAGTTCAGCAACCTCACCCTCTACAACGCCTTCGCCTGCGTCGGGTCCTTGTGGATACACCACACCTTGCCAACCAGTGACCACGTCCTCACGAGGCTCAAGAATAGCAACGATATGATCGGCACGAACAGAGAACTCAGACTCGTTACTGACAAGGCAGTAAGGTCCGAAGTTTACACTGATCTCCTGTGTCTCCTGATCCTGGTTATAGAATACCATACGAGGTTGGGAGAGCCAATAACCAACGATTTCTTTGGTCTCTTTGTTTTCAACTTGCTTGACTTCAGCAATGAGGTGCTGACCCAAGGTGTTAATCAATACTTTTACAGCCATTTCCTTTAGATTGTGTTTGTGTGTAAGGGACAAAAAGAAGACCCCCTATAACTTAATTATAAGGGATCCCCGTGTGTTTGTAAAGTTCTCAGTTAATAGGGAGAACTTTATGCTTTTGCGACTCTGGAACTTCCAGCTTTATAACTACGCGAAGAAGGCCATCGATATATGACACATCGTCTACAACAGCATTATCTGCCAACTGCCAGTTACGATTAACACCTCGGGTCGCGATGCCTCGGTGCATATATGTCCCCACTTCCTCTTCTTCTTTACGGTTAGCATGTAGACTAAGGACTCCTTTCTCAGTAGATACTTGGATTTCTTCTTTGCTGAAACCAGCAAGAGCAATCTGAATCTCTTGAGTAAATTCGTCTATTTTGAGGATATTGTATGGTGGATAACTTAGAGCATTGCTATCTGCAAATGCGTCTAAACGGTTGAACATGTCATTCAAACCGATTGAAACAGGAGAATAAGTCTCCCAGCGTGCCAATGAAGTATTGGGCATGATAAGTAACCTCTTAAGAGCGTTATGGAAAAGTGTGGACCCCTCAGGCATCCACACCTTATTTATACCATACTTTTAAAAGGTTGTTTAGGGGGTTATCACTACACAGGGGTAGATTTGGCCACATCTTTCTTGTCGAACTGTCTCCCGAGCTTACCACCAATCTTAGAGCCAGCATATCCACCAGCAAGCTCACCAGCAACCATCAGTGGACCATCAGGGATAGCAGCACCTGCTACTCCACCTAAGGCTCCCCCAATAGTAGCACCTAGCTTCTCATTCTTACCAGAACCTACCAATTTGTTGGGGTTTCCTTCCTTTGCCTTCTCTACTTTATTTCTACCGGCATTAGTGGCAGCTGTACCTATTCGGGAACCAATACCCTCAGCAAGAATCTCACCAACAGTCATACCACGGTATGATTCTTTCTTTGGTCTGGGGTCCTGGTTACCTCTCATAGGCTCTTCTCCAGCCCTACGACGTGCTTTGTTGCCAGCACCTTGGTCACCATAGCCTGGAAACCGCTCACCCTTCCCACCAGTACTCTTCTTCTGATACCCAGGAGTTCCAGGGCCATCATTACGTACAGCAACGTTATGTGCTATTGCTTTTGTTTTGCTGCTTGCATATGGGTCATGCACTTTCGCTGCAATCTTACGCTGGCGCTCTCCGGGACGCATGGCTTCGCTCACTTCCTCTTCGGACCACCTGTCTTGGTCATCAGCAGCAACAGCGTCACGCTGTCCCTGTGCTACTTGGAGGTATGCATCCCCCAAAGACTTGAGGACTGTGTATTCTGTGTCTTGGTTGGGTAGCATTTTACTTCTTAGAACCGATACTATATTTAGGAACCAACTCCCACTCTGCTTTTTCTTTGTGGGGAAGGATTTTGATCTGTGACACTGACGATGCTTCAACGATCATCTCGTCGTTCACCACGTCCACCAGACCCCAGTCAGCAAGGAGTTTGGTGATCCTGTTGCGTCTGTGCATATCGTTCTCGGAGAAGTCTGAGTGCTTGCCATCAAGCAGGAACAACTCCTTGAAGTGAACAATATAATACTTACCCTGCTTATGCAGGATATGACAGGACTGATAGAGTTTCTTTTCGTTGCGTGAAGCAACTCCGATTCTTGTGAGTGTCTCTCTTACCTTCAGGAAGTCATCCGGTTGCTTGAGCTTCACCTCGACCATCGCTGAGGCATTCCAATCCATTGTGTAGACCAATAATATCCATACTATTTAGGATTATGAGTCTCCGGCTCGGGGAATGTACCAGGTGGGTGTACTTTCTCACCATCACCCATGAACCATTTGGGCTCCTGATAATAATAAGGAGCACACCTACGACCTGGGTTCTCCTTCCAGTTGTCAATCTGTTCCTGTGTAGGTATCTCAACCCTCAGTCTGTGCTTATTCTCCACACACTCTTCGTTGAGCTTATGGAAGTCATTAGGTGTTA